AAAACGCCAAAACCAAACAGGTTACACGAAAAAGATTTTACTGAATTATGTGCTATATTTAAAGGCACATCATTTGAGAAAATATATAATGCTCTTTCTGAAAAATATAGTTTAGGAAGGGTTAGAATTATGAAATCTAAACCTCATACATGTTTATCCTGGCATACCGACTTTAGTAAAAGAATACATTTTCCAATAAAAACGCAAGAGGGGTGCTTTATGGTAATCGATGATGAGATTAAGCACCTAAAACAAAATCAATGGTATATGACAGATACATCTAAAATGCATACCGCATTTAATGCATCCAGCGAAACTAGATACCATTTGGTAGGAGTGATTAGATGATTTTAGAATATGATGGGGTTGTAGTAGACTTCTTTGAAAAATTTCCAGCTCATTGGAAAAATATTGGAATTCACGTTTCAGGCGGAGCTGATTCCGCCTTAATTTTGTATTGTACGGCTCTTATGATACATAGTAGGGATCAATTGAATGAAGTAAAAATTTGGCCAACTATATCATACGATGCAGCTGCGCCCAATTGCAAAGTTCACAATATCGGAAAGGATGTTGTAAAATATATCCAAGACTTGCCTATAGGAAAAAGTATTCAAAATCCGTACTTACATACCTATCACCAAACGGATATTGACACCGAAAGTAAAAACACTTATCTTAGAGAAGCCAGAAAATACTTATTTAATATTATCGGTTGTGATACCGTTTTAGATGGAACTACTCGCGGCATGCCAGGACTTCCTCGACCTACCGGATCGTATGATCCAAATGAGGAAGAGCTAATTGCAATGACTAAACAACCTGGTATAGAATTTGTTTTTCCCTTTGCCACAGTTAATAAAAAATTCATAGCAGCTCAATATAACCATTTTGGTTTAAAAGACTTATCTAATATGACATCTAGTTGTGTTATAAGTTCAGCGTCTCCTTGTAAAGAATGCTGGTGGTGCAAAGAAAGATATTGGGCATTTGGCTCTTACGATGGGGGTGTACAATAACCTCAAACTGTGATACTATATTTTAGATTATGGAGGTAATATGAGCTTTTACACAAACGTTTCCCGTTATGGGAATAGTATCCTATATCGTGGATACACTGACAACGGCACTGCTGTTGAACACCGATACAAATTTAAACCCACAATGTATGTCACGTCTCAGATAGACACCGGCTGGAAAACCCTACAAGGTCGACCAGTTGCTCCTGTCAAGTTTGACTCTATGTCCGAAGCACTTGACTTTTGTAAGCGTTATGAAGAAATTGATAACGCTGAAGTATATGGCACGTCCAATTTCATTCATCAGTTTATTACTGATAAGTTTCCAGGTGATATTAAATTTGACCGCTCAATGGTCAATGTCGCTAATATCGATATCGAAGTCCATTCTGAAGATGGTTTCCCTCTTCCTGATGAAGCTGCACATCCTATCACAGCTATTACGCATAAGTCAAGTAAGTCTGCCGTATATCACGTTTTCCACTTCGGTGACTGGGATAAAGATAAATCTATCCTGAAAGACGTGATTGTCCAAGAGCATCGTGGTAAAAGCGAAGTAGAAATGCTTGCGATGTATATCAAGTTCTGGAAAGACAATTACCCAGACATTATTACAGGCTGGAATATCAGATTCTTCGACGTTCCTTATATTTTAAATCGCATTGCTCGACTCGGTGCTGAAGAAGCGGTTAAAGCTTTCTCTCCATGGAATATGGTAGATCGCCAAGAAATTACCGTAAATGGTTCACCACAGTGTGCTTTTGATATCAAAGGTATTACTCAGATGGACTACATCGAGCTGTTTAAAAAGTTTGGTTATTCATACGGCGCTCAAGAGTCATATAAACTTGATCATATTGCATATGTAGTTCTTGGAGAACGTAAGCTATCATATGAAGAATATGGTAACCTACAAAACCTTTATAAAGAAAACTATCAGCTTTATATCGATTATAACATCAAAGACGTTATGCTTGTGGAACGTATTGACGAAAAGATGGATCTTATTACACTTGCTATGACTATGGCATATCGTGGAGGTGTTAACTATCAAGACACAATGGGAACCACTGCAATCTGGGACTCAATCATTTACCGTGAGTTGAGTAAATCCAAGATCGCAGTTCCGCCGAATGATCCAAAGGTTAAGAACCCCTATCCAGGCGGATACGTGAAAGAACCTCATGTTGGAGCACACGATTGGGTCGTATCATTTGACCTTAACTCGCTGTATCCTAACTTGATTGTTCAATATAATATGTCACCCGAGACTTTGGTCACATCTATGGAAGGTCGTTTCCAAGAAGGCGTTGAGCATTATATGAACACGCCAGTTGATCCTCGCGCTAGAGATATGAATGTCGCTGTTGCTATTAACGGATCTTCATATCGTAAAGATAAGCAAGGATTCTTGCCTAAGCTTATTGTCGATTACTATAGTGAACGTAAAGCTGTCAAGAAAGAAATGCTTGCGCGTGAACAAGAGTATCAAAAGAATAAAACAGTAGAACTCGAACGGCAAATTAACCAGCTTGAAAACCGTCAGATGGCTATTAAAATTCTTCTTAACTCTTTGTATGGAGCTTTGGGTAATAAGTATTTCCGTTACTTTGATATGCGTATGGCAGAAGGCATCACACTGTCAGGTCAGCTTACTATCCAATGGGCAGAACGTGCTATCAATGCTGAGATGAACCGTATTCTTCAGACTAACGACCGTGATTATGTTATTGCTATCGATACTGACTCGGTTTATGTTAACTTTGGCGCGTTTGTTAAAAAGCTTAAACCTGAAGATCCGGTCAAAGCACTTGATAAGATTTGTGAAGAACATTTCATCCCATTGCTAGAGAAATCATATGACAACTTGTATGATCACATGAACGCATTTGACAAACGTATGGTTATGGCACGTGAGGTTATTGCTGACCGTGGTATTTGGACTGCTAAGAAACGATACATTCTCAATGTTCATAACTCTGAAGGTGTGCAATACGCAGAGCCTAAGATGAAGATTATGGGCATTGAAGCTATCAAGTCTTCTACTCCTGAGGTTGTTCGTGACAAGTTTAAGGCGGCGTTTAAGATGATGCTTACTGGCGATCGTCATGGTACTCAAGACTTTATTGCAAGGTTTAAGAAAGACTTTAAACAGCTTCCTCCCGAGAAAGTTGCCTTCCCTCGTGGAGTAAGTGATCTTAAGAAATGGGAACGTCGTAAAACCGTCTATGCAAAAGGCACGCCCATTCACGTACGTGGGAGTTTGCTTTATAATCACCATCTAAAGATAAACGGGTTGTCTTCAACATATGAAACTATTAAGGCTGGTGAGAAAGTAAAATTCTGTTATCTTAAGATGCCTAATCCAGTCAAAGAGAATGTCATTGCATTTCCAGAGTATTTGCCTGAAGAATTGAAGCTACATAAGCATGTCAATTATGACCTTCAGTTTCAAAAAACATTCCTAGATCCACTTGAGCCAATTCTGGATGCTATCGGCTGGAGTGCTGAAGAGAAAATTACAATGGATGATATTTTCGGATGATACCAAAAAACATATTAATATATGCTAATCCTAGAACAGCATCATCAAATCTACAGAAATTGCTATCGCAGGACAGCAATTTCTTATTTGAAGAATTGTTTACATATATGAAACCAGAAGATACTGAAAAAATAAACATGTATATTAATTATTGTAGAAAAAAAGCAAGATCTAATGATAATGTTGTTTTTAAAGTTCTGCATACCGATATAGCAAATAATTTAAATTTAGACGATATTGAAAAATTTAAATGCATGTTAATAGAAGAAAATTTTTATGTTATTAGATTAAGTAGGAATAATTTCAAAGATCAATTATTTAGTACTGTTATAGCTGAAACTTCTAAGGAATACGGTGTCCAATCTAGCAAATCAATAACGATTGATTATAATAATTTTAAAGATCATTTTTATTACTGTTATGATAAAAATGCTGAACATAATAATAACATTTATGGATTCCCAATCCATCAGGATATAAAATTTGAAGATGTTATAAATGATGATGTTGTAATTTGCGGCCAAAAAATTCTCCGTGATACAAATAAAATAACAATAAATGTATCTGCTAACAAAACAGATAAGGTTATCAACTTGTTTGATATGAACGCGTGGTATGATGAATTAATACATTTACAAAATAAGAAATATGAAGTATAATAATGAAGTTAACAATTGGAGTATAATATGAGCGACTGGCCTAATGATATCCGCATGATGCACCACAAGTTTGGTGTTACTGATTGGATGGAAAAGAATAAACACGATAAAGAACTTATGCAGAAGTATCTACGCTTCCGTCTTAAAATGTGTATGGAAGAAATGAATGAAACTATTGATGCTGCACTCTTTGACCGTGATGCTGAAGAAGTTGTTGATGGCCTGATTGACCTTTGCGTCTTTGCGATTGGAACACTAGATGTATTCGGCGTAGATCCTAATGAAGCATGGGATCGTGTATACGAAGCGAATATGACAAAATCGCCTGGTGTAAAGCCTGGCCGGCCAAACCCATTTGGACTTCCAGATCTTCTTAAGCCATCTGGATGGACACCACCAACACATAAGGATAATCACGGTGCTATCCCTAACGCTGTTTAAACCACCTCGCTGGTGGGAAGAACAACAAAGATATGCCTATGACAACAAAACTCATCGGCGAATGGATTTCTCTAGCTTTGACGAGCTAGAGAAACTCCTGTATGAATTGTCTAAGCAACCTAAGAAAGGAAAAGTAGATGCTGAATTATTTTCGCCAGCTATATATAAACCAGATACTACTCGAGCCAATAAGAATGTTGTTGCTTGGGCAGGTTGGGCAGCTGTTGACGTTGATGACATTGAGATTGATGGAAACCTAAATGATTTTGTACGTAAACTTGCTGGTGATTGGCGCTTTGTTTGCTACAGCACTGCAAGCAGTCGCCCTACTAAGAAAAAGTTCCGACTCGTATTCGAACTTGATCGCCATATACCAGTGGCAGAAATCAAACACTTTTGGTTCGCACTCCAATCTCACCTTGACGAGTCAGGAGATAAACAATGTAAAGACCTCAGCCGAATGTATTACATCCCTGCAACATATGACGAGGCTGATAATTTTATATTCAGTGGGAGTGGCAATCCTATTGATGTTGACAATCTTCTTGCCCGTTACCCCTACGTAGATAGGGCTAAGAGTGGTAACACGTTTCTCGATCGACTACCTCCTGAACTCGTAGAACAAGTAGTCAATCATCGTAAGTCGATGATGCAAAATACCAACATTATTTGGTCAAGTTATCATGATTGCCCGTTTTGGCCTAAGAAGCTTGCTGCTGAATATTCTACTATTACCGAAACCGGTTGGTATCATAAGATGTATCAAATCATGGTAGCAATATCGGCTAGAGCAATTGATAAGGAATATCCTATTCAAGCTTCTCAAATCGCTGAACTATGTAAGCAATTTGATATGGAAAATGGTGGTTGGTATGAAAACCGACCAATTGAAATCGAGGCTGACAGAGCCTTGGAATATGCTTATAAAAAGGTATGAACATGGCAAAACAATCTAGACTAGTAAAAACTAAATCTGGTGCAATTCGTGAAAACAAAAGCTTAAAGAAAAAAGCAAAGGCTCTTAAGCCGATCAAATATAAGGCAAGTGGAAAAAAATGAGACTTAATTTTAGACTAGGCTGGTTTAGAATTGAAATTCTTCCACTATTTAAAATAGTTTTTGATGTTCGTCGAACAGTTAATAAAAAACGTAGACGTAAAAAATAGGATAAACATGAAAGTTGGATTTACTTGTAGCACATTTGACTTGCTTCACGCCGGGCATATTATGATGCTGCGCGAAGCCAAGGCTCAATGTGATTATCTTATTTGCGGACTACAGGTCGATCCGAGTTACGATAGACCTGAGAAGAATAAACCCGTTCAGACTATTGTAGAAAGATACGCACAACTATCGGCAGTGAAATATGTTGATGAGATTGTAGTATATCATTCTGAACAAGATCTCCTAGATATTCTAGAAATGTATCCAATTAATATTCGTATTCTAGGAGAAGAATATAAAGAAAAAGAGTTTACAGGCAAAGATATTTGTCGTAAAATAGGTATTGAGTTCCACTTCAACAAACGGAACCATAGATTTTCATCATCTGGACTTAGAAAGAGAGTAGATGATAATGCTAAAAGTGACTGATATTCG